CTTAATCATCTCAGATAGAACCATAGGTTCACGTGATAGACGGGCATTAGCCTCACCTAACCAGTCCCAACCCCACTCCATCATAGATGTGGTGTAGTTACCAGTATCTGTAATAGATACCAACTGTGGTCCAACAATGTAATCTGGTACATCATCAATGTTTTTAGGCAAATCGTCAAGACCTAATTTACCAGTGATGCGGTATTCGCCTAGTTCATCATCCCAAGATCGCACTTTAGCCAGTAAATCTCTATTGAGTTCACCGTTCTTCTTAACAAATAGTTGTTTTGCTCCGTCATAGATGCGCTTTGCGTGTTCTTCATTGCTAATGCCACGCTCACCCATACGAAATGATGCAACTTGCTTAGCATTTGCTGGGTCATTAAGCCAAGCAGCTATCTTACCAATTGCAATCTCTGCATCATCTATACCATCACCAAGGTTTGCTACTGCAATGCGGCCTAACTTGTCGTTTGACCACTTGCCAATACTCATTACCCAAGCAACCTGAGTTGCTTCATTAGCAAGAGGTGCCATAGTTGTATAACTCTTAGCGCCTTTAGCACGTGTAACTTTGGCATTTGATAAGTTGTAAGTTAGTTCTGCTGTACGAACATTGTTTTTGCGAGCAAAATTTAATGTACGTGTAAAAGTATCAAGCCCAGTAAAGGCGTTCTTGCCACCTTCAACAACATCCATAAGGGCGTTATCTAGGTCACCAAAGAGAATCTGCTCTTGCAGATACTTACGGTCATTAACAGTAAACTTACCTAAACCTGTTTGGTCATAGAAGCGTGCTAACTTGCCCTCATTCAAAGCCTGTGCAGTAATTTGACGAATCTTAACTACATCGCCTTGTGCTGCTGCAATAGCTTGTGTGTAGTGTTTTGCTTCTTTATTATTAACAAAGCGAATAACCCCACCTAGCGGATCTTGTGCCGCCTTGCCTAAAGTAGTCAAGCCTTCTTCTACTTGGCGTGCTGTACGTAAACGAGTTGATAGAGTACGTGCTTTAAGCAAACCAAATGGTGACTCACCAATTGCAAGGTGGACCATTAAATCTTCTGTTGCGTTACGGATAGCATAACGAGGACCAGCAAGAGTTAAGAATGACCAACCTGTGGTCATCTTCTCTACCCAGTTAGAGTGTGCAAGTCCTGCAATCTGCTGGATAAGCCCTGAACGGCTTGATGCTCGGTCAATATCACGAACACTAAGAGTAGTTACTGAATCCGATAGGTCTGTTAATATAAGACCTACTTGCTCACCATCTGGTAGAGCTGCTGGATTGTATCCAGTACGTGGGTCGGTAACAGCAAACTGCATTTTAGGTCGTGACTTTAATTGATCTGCAATTACTTTACCTTCTTTGGTTACATTCAACCCGCGAATATCAGCGATAGTTGATTGTAAACCGTAAAAGATTTCTTTCTTGCGTCCTACTTCAGCATTATCAAATGCTTGTGCAATTAACTTAGATTCATTCTTTGGAAGAACCAAACGTGCATAACGATATACTAGTGATGCTCCATCTTTAGATGTAACATCAAATTGATTATTTTCAAACATAGGCACTTGTGAGAACTTAGCCTTAAAGCGGTCAATGCGGTACTGAACTTGTGCCATAGAAAAGCGTGCTGTTCCTTTAGCATTGCGATTAGCCTTGACTGTATTGACGATAGTTTCCTGACCGTCAATTACTGCCTTTGCAATACCGTCATCAGTTGCTGCTCCACCGAAGTAAAGGTCATCAACAAATCTAGGACCAATTTTATCTAAGTTAAATACTTTGTTAGCTGTAGTGACAGTGGTGATACGAGCCTTGCGTGCTGCATCTAAGCGTGGAATCATCACACGCTTGCGACCAATCTGGCCCTTCATCATCTCTTCTAGTTGCTTAGCATTTTCAAAGAAAGCCTTAGCACTAAGAGCATCTGTAATAGGCACAGCATCATCGGCTGAGTTAATAAAAGATTTGATTACTGGATCACCGAACTCAGGAGCAAGCGTTGTAAGACGCTGCTTAATAGCAACCGCTTCCTTTGTAGCGCCAGTATCAATAGCCTTCTTATAGGCTGCAAGGTCTGCGCCGTATGAATTCCAGAAGTTTTGTACTTGTGGACGTGCAAATACTTCAGCTACTTTATCTCCACCAACAACAACATCAACTGAATAGCGAGAGATGTCTATTAGACGCTTTGCTTTACCAGCAACAAGTAGCGGATCTGCAAGGATGCGATACGCCGCATCAAATGTACCTGATACTGCACGGTAGAAAAAGCCTGAACCCTCAACCTGTGCAGGTGTAATAAGGTTTGCAATCTGGCGACCAGGAGAGTACTTAGCAGCTTGTGCTGCATCTAGTGCATCTTGGAATAAATCATCTTTGTTCTGTGCAGCAAGTGCTGCAATCTGACGTTCTGAATCTGTACCAGATGATGCAATCTGGCTTAACTTCTCACCGGCTGCAACTCGCATTGCAACATTAACACGGTCTGTACCAAACTTTGTTTTAGCGTTCTCAATGCGACCTGTATTAAATACTTTATCGCCTTTGTCGTTTGCTTCAGTCCAAGCAAAGCCAAGTTCGCCACGTTCTGCAATAGGAATAACTGCTGCACGATATGCACGAGTTGTAAGATCTGATACTTCAGTAAGTCCTGCTAGTAATGCACCACCTGTGTAGTGCCAAGCAGTACCTAACCAGCCACGTTGTGGCTTAGTTACTGGGTCTTCTTCTCCAGCTACACGCTTAAGAGCAGATTGCTGTTGAGGTGTCTTTGAAGCATAAGCCTGCTGTGCAGTCTTTTGCGGTAAGTTAGAAAGTTCACGATGGACAGAAAGCGTTTTTGATAACGCTTCCATCTCTTTTTGTTCTGCAGGTGTTAACCCAGCAGCAGAAGCGGCAGCTTTGAAGTCAGCCAATTAGTCACCTCGCGCAACGGCCTGCTGATACAAGATGGCAATAGAACCGTCTGTGTCATATGGCAACATCTTTGCTAATGTGTCTGAAGTTTTTGTAATAGCTTTTTGCATCATTAGTGCTTTTGATGTTACACCCTTACCAATATCAATACCTGATTGAATTGGTTCATCTGGTCGTGTAGTTGGTGCAAATAATTCTGTTACTGGTCCTTGTTCAACTGCTTCACGCACATCTCCTGCACGGGCTGCACGGACATTACCAGTCTTGGCAAGCGGAGCGCCAGACTGAATAGCCTGTGTCTCTACGCCTTCGCCGTATGCTTTTGAACCTAATTCTAATTTGTCAGTACGAACTGAGAACTTGCCTGGACCTGATACGCCTGCTCTTGGGTTCATCGGTGCAGTTGTCATTTGTCCTCCTCTAATCTTTCTAAATCTGCTGTCATATCTTCCCACGCTCTATTAGTTTGGGTAAGATGATTTGATTGATAAATTGTTAACTCCATTAACTCACCTGTTAAAGTTTCAATAGATGATGCAATGTTGTGTATAAAGCCTATGCCTACTACAACAAAATCAAGAAAGCGCACTGGACGAGGAACGTATTTATCATCATTCATCGCCCAGTACACCCTCCGTTAAAAAGTTATTATCCCTTTTTGACTGCGTTTCCGCGTCGTCCTGCTGGCATCATTGATGGTACTACCTTGCCTGGTCCTGCTGGCTTGGAGGTATCCTTCTTGCCTTCGACGGCTTTTGACATTGGTGCTGCTGCACGTGATCCTTTGTTCATATTACACCTCCTCTGATTATGCTGCGCCGGTGATACCAGCTAGTAGTTGGGCTATATCGGGTTTTTGACCAGCAGCAGGGGCCTGACCAGCTTGTTCTTGTGGAGGTTGCTGCGAGGCAGGAGCGGGGGCCGCACCTGCTGCTGGAAGCTGTTGTTCCATACCTGGAGCCATAGGTGGCATCTGCTGGGTAGGAGGTGGTTCTGGTGTAAATGCTTTTTCGATTGTGCTCTCTAGCGATTGACCCTTTTGGCGACCTTGGATAACAGATGCGATACGGGTAATGATTTCACTAGGGTCTTGACCTTGCGCTGCCAACGCTGGAATGGCCTGTGCATACTGAGCAACAGCCACCCGCAGAGAATCGCGCATTTCTTCGATATCAACACGTTGTTCCTCCTGCGTAACATTTAAGTCCATAGGAATCTCACGACGTACATAGTCACGAGATACGAGCTTATCTGAACGCATTTGTAATAAAGCAATAATGGCACGGTTAGGATCCATACCAGACATAATTCCGTAGCGTACATCTACGCCGTACTCACCCTTGATGTCACGAGATGGTGTGTACTTTAGAACGTAAGGTGTTCCGTCATCTGTTCCCTTGATGGTCTTTGGAATACCACCAAATACTTTCTCATCTGCTTCAAAGCAAACAGAGATAAGTTCTTGGAACATACGAGCAAATTGTGCTTGTGCTGCCTTGATCTGTGTATCAAAGCCTGCTTGCAGGGCTTGTACACCGCGACCTGTAACTACTGATGCGTCAATGTTACCTGAACGAGATTCTGGATAACGAGCACCGAGGCGTAGTTCACGCTCTAGTACGCCGGACTCTGTAAAGACTCCAGGTGGTAGTTCTAATGAAACACGACGAATACCTTGTGGATTAGCAGAGCGCATAATGGAATCTGGACCAAGTGCCAACTCTTGCACATCTTGTGGGATAGCAATAGGTGCTTGGATAGATTTTTCTGCAGCTTGAATCTGTAGGATTGCAAAGCGAGCACGGGCAAGCTGAACTGATAGAACATCATCAAACTGTCCACGTGCTTCACCATCAAGGGAGGAACGCATAATGACAGATGCCATTGGTCGTCCTAAGATATTTGGTGTACGTGATAGAACTAAGTTCTTTCGCTCTGGTAAGTAGAGCAAGTCTTGGTCTTTATCGTGGTACTTGACCATTGAGATATAAGGAGAAGAAAGGCCGTACTGGTTTCGCCCCAAGATTAAATCGTAATACTCTGGGTATTGGGCTGCTAATGTCTCAGCATCGGTAACGATGACCTGCATAACAGATAGCACACGACCATAACGATCTAACTCTGGGTAAGTACCGAATGGGTTGAGCATACGAATACGAGGATTGTTGTCCTCAAAGTCCATCTCAACCATACCGATACCAAGACCGTAGGTGTTATACCAGTCTGCGGCTGTGTACATCTGCAGTTGTAGGTCAGAGTTTGTTACATAAAAGTTTGCAATACGAGTTCTAGTATCTGCAGCTTTCCGTGCTGCATCTGAAACCATATTGGTTGCTGAGCAGTTAAAGGATGGCAGTGGTGCCATTGCTTCTGCTAAGTCACGTGCTGCGACGTCAATGAAGTTTGCAACCAGAGGCTTTGGGTATTCCTCTGAAAACATTGC